GCGGCTCCTAAAGTAATAAGTTTGGACAGTGTTTTACTTTGTGGCGTATCTACCACGAACAGTCCAATCTTTAAATTCGCTACGCTGGAACGCAAAAGAATCGAAATCGAATGGACATCATTACTTAATTCGCGCCACATTGGCGCTTCGACCGACTGGTAGAATGCTAAATATGAGGCAGCAGCAGGACTACTTATCGCCACGGGATTACTGAATCTCCAAAATTTGGATGAAATGGCGTAGTTTGTTCCAGGGATTAAAACAGGACCAGCAGTCTGCTGAAAGTTCCAGGAAAAACCCGTGCTGATGCTTGCAAACCAACGATCTGTCAACGCTCCAGCGTATGCCACAGTCCCATTTACCGAAGTGCCGCAAAACCTCTGATCCACCTCAAAATTGCAGTTGCCAATTGCGTTAAAGGAGCGAAGGCGGACACTGGTGATGGCACTAGTCATCCCGGTCGAGCTACCCAAACTATTTGCCAGATCATCGTAGACGATCTTGGCCAGTGTGCCGCCGCTCTTCAGCACCAGAAAATAATCGCCGGTAGTCGAGCTAGTCGAAGCAGTCTGAGCACTGACAAACGCTGGGTTAATGTAGGCGTTGCCTACGATGGCGTTCATCTTGACCTGGTCGATGTTCTTCTCGGCCGGAACGAAAATATATCCCTGCGTTATGTCGCCTGCTGGCATAGTGCTAGTGCATCTTCCTCAAGGTTTGAGCCAGTCTCGCTCGGCGCCCAAGCTTTCCGGGCTTCTTAGCCGCTGCGGCCAACTTAGAAGCGGGAATCTTTTGGCCTTCCTTGACTCCGAGCGATTTGCGTAAACTTCCGGGTTTTTTTATGGCACCCGCGATCCAGTAACTACCTGCTTTCTTAGCCATTGTTTTAATGAATCCCGCTTAAATGCAGTAACGGTAACAACAAAAATACCAGGGCTAACACGATCACAACCACACACACCACCATCACAATTTTCATGATGGGCGCTGGCGCGAACTGTGCTAACACCCAGTAAAGCAAACTCACCAGGATCACTAAGATCAACCACTGGATCAGTGCCCCTATCATAAGCTAAAACTTGTTCAGAATTTCGGCCACCGCTTCATTCTCTAACATCCGAACAAACTCGTCCGCCTCATGTAAAGCCTGCCTGGGTGTAACACCCTTTACCGTCATAAGCTGAACCGCCACTTTGAGCCGAATCTGGTAAACGCTCTCCTCATAGAGTTCGTTTATTTGCTGCTTGTTCAAAGGTAATAAAAATCACGCGGGTTTTTCTTGTCACTCGCTCCAGCCCAGGTAAATCCGTGCCGGGTAAAGATCTTGATCACCTCTTCTAACGCTACCCCGCTCACCTTACGGCTCAGCCTGTACCCAGCTCCCCACCAGAAGGGGTTGGGCCGATCATCGCACCCAAAGGCGTAACAACGCACATACTGGTCGAGTCCTTCAGCCTCGGCGGTCTTTGGATCCCATCTCTCCCACATCTCCTGGAACACACCCCGCATCGGGGCAACCATCCGGCGGTTAAGGCGCAAGCGTTTGAGCCACACTTCCGGCGCGAAACACCAGCGCAATGGCCGCTCTAAAACCATCTCGTTGATGTGCCGACCTTCCCACTGCGGCATCGGGTAACCGGTAGAACCGATATCGAACTTGCAGTACAACTTCTCCAGCGTTTCGATATCGCTGTCACTCGGACTAAATGTGATCGAGTACATTGCTACTTTAAGAGCTCAGGATCGATATCGCCTTTCGCATCATCGCTCCAAGCCTCTAACACATCGCCTTTAGTGACCTTCTGGAAATCGCCCAGCTCATTACGGCACTCCCGCTCGTAGAAATGCCGTAACATCGCTTTGCCACGTTCCTCGTAAGTGCGTTCCTTCTTCGAGCGCTTATCCCTGATAATGATGTTTAACCCCATAGTATTTACGACGATATCCGCGACTGTGTTGCCTATCCTCTCTACTTCTGACACCGCATAGAACGCACAGCGATCGAAAGCGTTTCTCGTCGAATTGTTCCACCGTGGAACTTTTTTTCTTCCCTTTCACATGAGCGGAATCGGTTGACCGCGCGCCCTCCGGCGCAACCCAGCCCCAAGTGCCGCTGTCTGTGCCCGAGCCCGTGCCCTGGGACCAAGCAAAGCCGCAGCACCAGGAGCACCCAAAGCCGCTGCCGCCGGCGGTAAGCCTGGAATATTAATCGGTGGCCCAGCTCGGCGCCCGGGATTACCCGGGTTCTTGCTCTTGCGCTTGGGTGGCGACGAACTCTCACCCTCGCCCTCAGCGCTTTCTTCGGCGCTTTCTTCTTCCGGGCTTTCGCTCGCCTCTTCCTCTGGACTGCCCTCAATGGGTTGACCGTCCAGAGCCGTTAAGTTCACCGTCGCCATATCGCCTTTGATCGAGGCAATCGTTCCTTTTATGGAATGCTCGACCTCATCGCCCACCTCCGGCTCTGCCCCGTCCGCAGACAGAGCATCCAGAGGCAGACTCATCGTAGGCTTAGCGGGCTTTTCTTTCACGCCAATCGCGATAATCGCCGCCATAAGCTTAAACTCCGCTGTATTGCGTCTGAGTCTGAACTGTCACACCGAAATTCAAGTTGCAGCAAACACCGTTGAAAAACGTCTTCCAAACGTAAGTGATGAACTGTCCGAATGGGTTCGCACTATCCGGTTGTGTGATTGTATTAACTTTTGGTGCAGCCGGTGATTCTCCGCTCAGTTTCGGACAAGCAAATGCGTCCCGGCCGAATACCAGAGCCGCGATGATGTTACCGCCGGCCACAAACACTCCTTCAGTGCCCGCTCCGTTCTGATAACAGGCGTTGGTGGTTCTCATCACCCTGACGCCCATGAACGTCCCTACCTCGCCTTTCCAGATCTGTTCAGGCTTCTGGTACGCTGATGCATAGACCCAGCCGTTAGAACCCTCATCCAGGATGTCCTTTTCCTGCTCAGGTGCGAGTACGGCGGCATAGGTTCCATCGCCAAAGGTCGGGCAACGTTGTTTGCGTAGCTTAGTAACTACGTTGGTCAGTTCCTTGCTGCCCAGCACGCTGGCGTTGGCTGCCTGGCCGTTGAGCGCTGCGTAAGTGGTCGCCACCCCAGCGTAATACTTGGTAAAGGCAGTCGGTTCCTCAGTCGTGCCATTGATACACGAGTCACGAATCAAGCCGTCAGCCCAAAGCGCCGCTTCCTCACCAAACTTGGTCATGAGCGCATCACCGGTATTGAGGAACTCAGTCTCGTCGATAATGTCGCTGACCTGAGCGTAACCGCCGTATTGCTGAAGCGTGCGAGTGATATACTCGAATATGAGTTTGTAAGGTGCAGTAGAAGGCGGCTGGCCTTCTGAGAGCGTGATAACGTTGGCAGTGTTCGCCACAGGCGGCCGGAACATCCGGATCGTCTTGGCGCCTTGACCCGTTGGGATCTCGACCTGGTAAGCCAGGTCGTAAAGCTGGAGCGTGTCAATCTGGTGATCGAGCAGGCTCTTAGAAAAATAGAGTCGATACTCAGAGGCTTTGTCAGTTGTGGTGACAGCCCCGTAAACCGGAGGAGGCATATATTAGAATTGGCTACCTACCAGTGCCCTACGGTCGCGTTGCGTTTGAGGTGCTCGCGCATTTCTTTAGTCGAGAGACTAGCGAAGTCCTTACCTTTAAACTCCCCTATCGCTCGACCGCCCGTTGCGCCGCCCCCAATCCCAAGCAGTCCGTTCAGCCTGGTAATTTCGTTTTTGAGTTTGGCCACCTCGCCTCTGGTCGTCCCTAGATCGGCCTCGGCTATGGCCAGGCGAGCCCTGTGATATGCAGCTATGATTCCTCGCGGATGCTGGCGATAGAGCTGGCCATCCGGCCCGCTCATCATCGCCCTGAGAACTTTGTCCAAGCGTGTCCCTTCGCGTTGAAACTCAGGGTCAACCTGGTACAACTCCTTTTCAGCCGCTTCCCATTGGCGCAAAAACTCAGGTGTACCGTTAGTCGGAATTTCCAAGGTCTGCTTCTGGCTAGCTTCCAATTCCTCTAAGCGCGCAATCTCAGCATCAGCTTTCTCAGCCAGATCAGGATCATATTGCTTATTGGTCGGATCAGCCCATGCCTTGCGATAACCTTTGAGTTCCTTCAGCGTGTAAGGCGGTTCGTTCGCTTTGCGGTGCTGCTCTTCGAGCGCTCGCCGTTCCTCGGCAAACTTGACTCGTTCAGCCTCGAATTTTTCGCGCTCGGCCTCAAACGCCTTACGCTGGCGCTTGGTGCGCTCGTAACGGCTCTCTTTCTTTCCGTGCGATTCCTCTTGCTGCTCCTGCCCGTTCCTGTCTTCCTGCGGCTCAGGTGCCTCAGCTTTCGCTTCCGGCTCTAGAGCCTGTGGTTCTTTGGCGCTCGTGGGTTCTTCCGCCGGCTCTTTCGCCTCTGCGGTTTCAGGCCGCTCACCAAGCTCCGGTGGGCTCGGGTTTTGCGTTGCCAAAATATCCCAGCTATCGGATGCGCGCCCCTGCGGGCCGCTCTGCGCCGCCACTACTTCGGGCATATTATCAGGACTCTTCTTCTTTCTACGGAGCAATCATCCCACCGCCACCGATTGCCCCCCGCCAGTCTTGCCCCGTTTGCTTAACCGGCTGCCCTGGTAGCGTCTGGCTCTCGGCCGGCACATATTCGCTCGCCTCCACAGGCAAACTCTGCGCTAAGCGGAAAACCAAGCCCAGGCAATCGCAGAACCCACGCGCGTACCCGGCAGCACTCACAGCCTGATTTGGCTGGCCGTAAACGCTCCTGAATGACACGTCAGCGGCTGCTTCCCTGAGCTTTAGAACAAATCTTTTGCCACAACCGGAAGAAAGAAACAACGACAATGTTTGTGTGTCATCAGTTTCCCATTGTATACGGCGCGTTATCGGTTGTTTAACCCACGCCGTGACAAGTAAACGCCAGAACAATTTCATTTGTGCTTCACCCTGATCGGTACATGGCTAGCAGTTGTGCCCAGCCGTTTCAGCCGCAATAGGTGCGCCTGACACAAGCCTTTGGCCCGTGCTGGCCGCTCGCATCGCTCTACCCGGCATTTACGCCACCTGCTCACGGTCGTCCGCGAGTCGGCGGTAAAGCCGACGGCACCGCAGCCCCGGGAGGAATTGGTCCAGCCGGCGCAGCAGTTGCCGGGACACCTGGCAGCCCAGCAATATTGGGAGTCGGCCCTCCGCCATTAGAGCCACCAGGTGCCACCGCAGCCGCCGCCCCGCGAGTCGGTCCGCTTGTAGGCGCGTTTGCCGGTCCAGGCGCTACCCCAGGCGCTGGCGCTTGAGCCATCTGGCGCTGTGTCGCATTTATCTTGCTCGCAAACTGCGCAATCTGTACCCCGTACTGTTTCATGTAATCGGCGTTTGAGCGCGCTGCTTGGATATGCGCCATCCCGTGATTCATCAAAAGCGGTAACCGATCCGGCGCAATCCCCTCCGGACGCCCCATCGCGTCTCGAACAAAAGCGTCCATAACCTGCAAATGCGTCACGTGCTCGTCATTAGGCGCAATCGGAGCCGGATATCCGCTCATAAGAAGCACGTTCTCGGTCGCTTGCTTAGTCATCTGGTCCTGCTGCGCTTCTTGCGGCGGAATATAGAGCTGGTTAATCCACTGGCTGTCCATCAGCTCGATAATCTTGCAATCGATCTCGTTGACCTGTATCCAAGCCGCCCCTTGCGCCAGTTGCCGCAGTTGCATCAATTTCTGGATATCGCGTTCTCGCGAGTACCCATCAACCGAACCGTTCGGAGTTAACACGTAACAATCGTCCAGTGCCGCGTCCGGAAGCGTAATCCGTTGCCCGCGCCAGAAATAATCCAAGTCCTCACTTTTATATTGAAGTAGGAGCTTCCAAGCCTGTTCATAGACCTCGCTCATCGCGCCCTTAATAATCCGGGCCCTTAAATCGTTCGACTGCTGCATCACAGTCGCAATCGCGTTAGTCTCTGTCGCCGTCCGCGGAGCCATCATCTGGTTATCCTGCCCCACACCAAAATCAGGAATCCCAACCCGCTGCTCAGCCATCGAGCGAGTCGATTGGATCTCCTCATCGAAACTGACCGGCGGAGGCGGTTGTTGCACCACTTGCAAAAGCGCATCGTACACTTCTCCCGGCGCCCAGCGAATACTCTGGGCGTTGATACTTCCTCCTTGAGTCGAGAGCACCGGCCGGTTGGCGATGCTCATAAAGTCCAACTTCTCGTTCCACATCTTGGTGGCCGAAGCTTCGAACATCTGGACTTGTTCCATCACCCCGCGGCTCATGTACCAGTCGCCTTCAGTCAGCTCGTATGGAATCCGCACAAAGGGATAGAGCTTATGCGTATAAGGCAACTTGAACGGTGAGCGCAACTCTTCGTCCGGATCGACAGGCGAATAGGTGTAGACCTTGATGTTGCCGTCCGTCTCTTTAACGTACGTCTCCCAGACTATGATCACGTCCTTGAGCCGACTCCAAACCAAGCCTTCCTGGCTATAGTGCAACTCAGCATAGGCGGGATTGGGTTTCACTCCCCGACCTTCGATACGATCCAGCAAATCCTCATCATCGTTGAGCCCGCGTTTCGCCGCTGCCCGCTTATACTGTTCCCGGCTGTAACACATCACGTGCGTGAACCGATCAGCGTCCTGGGTCGCCTCAGTCGTCGGCGGCACCACGCAGTAAAAGGGCAGGATCGAGCAAAACCCGACCTGGTTCTTGTCTACGTCCCAGTAAACCTTTAAGACCCCCATCCCATTCTGCAGATCCGAATCAATCGCGTAAATCAGTTGAGGATTAAAATTGCTCTTCTCCCGGATGTGATAGTTAAACCACTGGGCGCAAGAATCGGTAAAACTGTCGCCTTGATCGTTAAGGGAGTAGAAGCTGGCTAATAGTTCCGGTCCCAGCACCCACTGGAGCATGTACGCTTTCAGCTTGTTGATGATCGTATCGCCCAGTGGCACATGCAGATCGCTGGCCATCGGCCAGGGCTTACTGATCCGGCGCAAGCCGAAGTTACGCATTTTGCTCCAGACCATTTGCCGGTTCTCCCAGTCCAGGCGAACCCGCAAGTCTTGGATCACCTCAGCGTAAACCTCGTTAGCCATTGCCGTTCAAAGCCAAATCCAGTTGCCGAAACACAAATCCCGGAGTCACATCCGTCCGACTCCTGATCAAATCTAAGTACTGCGGATTAAGCTCAATCCCGATTGCTTTACGCCCCAGCTCAAGAGCAACCCTTAAGGTCGTACCGCTACCAGCAAAGGGATCTAAAACTGTGTCACCAGGCTTAGTTCCAGCGAGGATACAGAGCTTGGGTAGTTCCTCGGGGAATGTGGCGAAATGCGCCTCGGAATAGGGCTGCGTGGCAATTGTCCAGACTGAGCGCTTGTTGCGGATCGCGGGGTTTTTGCTGTCAAACCCATCACGCGACGCTTGGCCGCCACCGTTAATATCGATCCCCGGTCGCGGATTGTGCCCACCCCATCGCCCCTCTGGATAATTAGCACGTTCCTTAATCGCCTCCGCATCATAAAAATAACGCTCCCGTTTGCTCAGCAAAAAAATGTACTCATGCGCCTTGGTAGGCCGATCAGTCACGCTCTCCGGCATCGGGTTTGGCTTGTGCCAGATAATGTCGCTGCGCAGATACCAGCCGTCGGCCTGCAACGCGAAGGCGACCCGCCAGGGGATGCCGCATAGGTCTTTAGGTCTTAGCCAAGGAGAAATGGCCTTAGTCCCTCTAGTTACTTCCCCCCTATCGTCTCTATTTGGATTTCTTGGATTAACTCTCGGAGCCCATTTGTCGGCTAGCTTGGCCAGTCCACTATTAGCTGATTGAGTGCCGCTACTCACGTAGCTATCCCCTAAATTCAGCCACAACGTCCCGTCATCACGCAATACCCGCCAGACTTCACGAAATATCGCGACCATTGCCGCAACATATTCTTCTGGCGTAGCTTCGAGTCCAAGTTGCGAATCAATTCCATAATCCCGCAAGCCCCAGTACGGCGGACTGGTCACGCAACATTGCACGCTCCCGGGCTCTAAAGTCGGCAATAGTTCCCGGCAATCACCTTCTAAAATCCGAATCACCTCAGCGTAAACCTCGTTCATGCCAGAAATTGTTGCTCGAGCTCTTCTATTTTCTCTTCCAATTGCCTGATTCGATCCAACGTGCTCTCCAGTTGCTCCTCAAAACGATCCGCCCGATCCAGCAAATGGATCACCAACTGCTGCAAGTCCGCATCTTTACCCGGTAAAATCTCAGCCATAACGCTCAAGCCCCGACGCGGTACGCCTCGGGGCCACCATGACAACCCCACCCATTCAAATAATCGATGAAAGCTTGAAATCGCGGAACATCGTAATTGCCAAGTGTTCTATTACATAAGTGACAAAGAATTCCACGAACCTTCCCGCTTTCATGCTCATGATCAGTATGCCACCCGTGTTTCCAACCTGGAGCAGTCGCCTTGCAAATAGCACAACAACGCCCTTGAGCATCAAAGAGTGCTTCCCACTGCCTAATGCTAATTCCATAACGCGCTTTTAAATGTTCTTTGCGACGAGAAGAACGAGAACGGCTCGGTCGACGACGAATCTGTTCTCTCCATCGCTCCCGTTGTTCTTCCGTACCATTTACGAATTCTCGCAGATGTCGCTTGAGATAAGCGGCCCTGCTACAAGCGACTGCTTTTGCTTTATCTTTATAGGGCATACTCTGTCATATCGACAGAATATGCTGGATGTTTACCCCATGCGTAACTAGCCCGGTGGCTGTGGTTTACCTCCGGTCATCGGGAAAAAGCCCCATCCGTAAGTTGGATGCCATCCCCATCCCCCACCATCTGGCGGTGGTTTAGGCTCGCTCGGATTAGTTGGTGGTTCAGTTGGAGGCTGTAATCCAGGGAATGAGGGTGGAGGTGCCCCACCGGGATAGCCAGGTCTGTATATGGGTTGAGACGGATAGGGGAAATCCGGATATCCGGAAATTGGAAACGTGGGTATGCCAGGAGGCTGCTGACCGGGAGGTGCTTCAGGAGGAATGATCGGTCCTCCCCAAATGCTCAAGTTGCTGTATCCGGCGATACCGACAATGGTGACTGGCGTACCCTGACCACTTTTGCCATGATAGAGTATTCCACTCAGTACGATTTCTGAGGCTGCCATTTTATGGTTCTTTCTTTTGTTTATGGTTCTAGTTCTAGAAATCTGATAATGGCTAGGAGCGCGTCTACAAGTCGCTCACAGCAAGCAAAACTGTCTCCATGCCGGCTAATCTC